TGTATTTCTAGTTTATACTTTAACGGAAGGCCAAAAAAATCGAACCGTCATAGGGACAGTTATTTCTACCCCCTCACCGCCATCATCTATAACTATATCTAAGACAATATCTGGGGTAATACCAAGATAGTATGCTCTAAATGCCTGTGAGTCTTGTGTGAAAAACTCATTATCTACAAAATTATTAACAAATGCTCGTTCAGAATTACCATCTACTGAAATTACCATCTTTTTAAATCTAGATGTTACTTCTGTTCTAACTTCACTACCAGCTTTTTCCATCTGTTCTAATTGTATAGTAACTTCTCTTTCTTCACCATCTGTTAGAATTTTAAATTCTACTATTCGTTCTGATCGTGGTAATTTAAAACTAAATAGATTCTTACCTTTTTCATGTTTAGTAAAATCTATTTTTTTATCTTTTAATGTAGTTAAATCGTGTGTATGTTCTTTAGATTGACCTTGATTATCAATATAATCAAAAGTGTATTTTTTACCATATGCAAGAACTCTTGCTGCAATAAATAATGCATTTTTATCACCTATCAACATACTGTTAAGGTCTATTTTCTTATCAACGACCAAAGATTCCAATAATTTATCCAACACAACACCTTTTAGTATAAGATTTTGTGAAGTTAAAATATCTTCTTCTCTGGCAGTCATGTATTTTATTTCAATTTGCCCTGAAGATAACGGATTGTCCTCGGGATAATAATATCCCTTAGAGGGCAAATCCACTACTTCCGTAGGGAATTTAATTTCTGCCATTTTTACTCCTATTTGATTAGTGTCATAACCTAATTATAAATATAACCTTTGTGTCCGAAATAACGAATTATTTTGATGGTGCGAATTTTGCCTTGATTGGTTTAAGAATCATATCAAATAAAATATCGTCATATTTTGTTGGTGTGAGTTTCACAATTTTTTCAATCGCATAAATACCAACCAAAACATATTCCCAATTTGCTGCTATCCATTCAGTCATTTTTATTCTCCGTTTTAATTCTAATTAGAATTGTAATATTGCGTAATCGTAACGCAATGTTAATTCGATATCTACTGGATCTGTACCATTTGCAAAATCTACATCATTGAAGTTAACATCTTGTGCCCACGCACCTTTTAATGTCCATTCTTCAACAATATCTCCTACTGGACCCAATAAATTAAATGTAATATCTTTTTTATAAAAATCTGAGTATCCATCACGACCTGTTACTGATTCGTGGGATAATCTCACCCATTCCATACAGGCTTGTGCTGCTGATGGTACAATAGGGTCATATAATGTAAGTGCTAATGGTTGCCACTCACCTTTACCTTTAATGTATCTCTTTACATTAATATGGTCTAATACTATTTCTTCAAATGTTATTTGAGGTCTTGCTGCAGTTTTTATTAAATATGCGGGTAGACCTTCAATATACATGACATACCGGTTTTTAGTTTTCGGTTCAAACGGTGTGAACATAATTTCTGAAGGATCAATTAACTCTGGCATTTCCAATTCTCCTATTGTTAAATTCTGTACAGTTTTTGTACTTCAAGTATAAATATCAAACTAATTAAAAAAAATGAATTTCTATATATGTCAATTTGTAGAAGTTTTTTAGAAGTTTTATTGGGCAATAAAAAACCCCATAATTAAATGAGGTTTCTTATTTCGTTTTACGAATTAGTCTGGGAACGATGCTCCTGTGGGTAATACCACGAAGTCAAGAACAATAAATTCCGCTGTTCTCGTAGGTTGGATAAATATCTGTCCTACAAGACGGTTTCTATCAACAACATCAGGTGTGTTATTGGTATCGTCCATCACTACTCTAAATGCGTTCAAACCACTATTGGCCTGTACACTTTCAAGGTAAGGATTAACAATATTCAAGAAACGATTCCTCGTTGCTGTTGTGTTCTGTTCGAATACTAAATATCTTGAAGATGATGCAATGAATTTCTTCAATGCAATCAACAATCTACGAACATTGATTCTATCAAGTGCTGATGGTTTAGACTGAAGTGTTTTCTGTCCAAATACCGTTACACCTTGACCTGGGAATGTTGCAATTGGATTAACTCTATTTTCATACAGTTTATCTCTCTCAGCGTGAGTTAATCGTGTTTTAGCTTCTAAAACAGAAGTTAAACCACCACGATTTAAACCAGCTGGTGCAAACCACTCGTGTGCTATCTTATCTGTAAAGGATATTACACCAGGTAGAACAACTGAAGGTGGCACCCAAACGGGTAATTGTGTTTCAGAATCAATTACTTTAACCCAAGGAAAATAAGTCCCTGCGTAATTGGTATCTAATGCACTTATACCGTTGGTTGCGTTATCAATTGTATCACTCCATGCAAATCCATCCAATACATAAAAACAATCACCACGAGCTTCAATTTTCGAAATTGCGTGGTTGGTCACTGCACTATGTACAATTGAACCACCTTTACTATGTAGTACACCTGGAATAGCCAATAAATTAATATCGAACTCATCAGGGTTACTTATAGCATTGATTGCTCGTTTGTATGCTACAGAACCACTTGCTGCTGCGGATGATAAATCAAATCCTTGTGTGTTTGTACCAGAAATATCATTTCCAGTAGCTTTAATCACAGTTGGATTATCACCATCAAATCCCCATTGTAGAGGCATTACAAATTTCCTCTGTGCAATGTCTGAATTTGCTAATGTGATTGTAGTTGAACTATTTGCTGCCGTATCAACATTTAAGTCTCCTGCGGCGTTATCATCACCATTCATATTCAATAATGAAAATACACTATTTGAACCTGTAGTAGCGTTATAAGGAATAGGAGCTAAATACTCTCTATTATCCTTTAACTTATAATCAAAACCATAAAATACGTTTTGGTCAAATTCACCAACACTATTTTTCTGTTCTGATTTAAATGTTACTGATGGTACATTACCACCTAATACAGGATTATTCACTGCTGCAAATCCAAAAGGTACTACATTTTTAGCTAAGTTTCTAAGGTCTGCATAATCACCTATACGAATATGTCTAGATTGATTTGGCCAATCACCTTTATAGGTTAATTTACCATTAGAATCTATTTCTACAAATCTATCACCAATTTTTCTAGCAAAGTAATTATTTGATGTTCTATCAAAATTACAATTATCAAATTGTTCAATAATTATATTATCATCTGATTGTCCAGGATTGTTTTTTCTTACCTGTAATGAAAATTCACCATAATCCGAACCAGGAATTGAACCAGCCGCTTTAATATTCGAAATACCTACTTTAAATTCTTCATTCACACTTGTACCGTGTGATATTGAATAAACTCTAAATAAGTTATTGTATGAACTAGTAGCTGTTACTCCTTGGTCGATAACTATTGGTGTTCTTGCTACAGAATAATCACTATTACCTGTCCAAGTTGCTGCTACACCAGTTGCTCCATATTGTGCTGAATATCCAGTTCCACTTGTAAAATCTTGTCCAGCCGATGCGGATGAACTACCTGTTACTGATAATCTCGTCCAAGATGTATAGCTATTATGTGCAGTTTCTTTAAATACTTTGTAAAGATATACATTTGATGTATTGGTCATTGGATCAGAACTAATCACTTTATCAATAAACAAATCACTTGATGTTGCAAATGATGCACTAATTGTTTCACTTATTCCACCTGAACCACTTATATGTATTGAAAAATCCCCTGCAGTAACAGTACTTGGTTGTTCTACACCACTTCTCCATACCGCGGTTCCACCAATACCAAGTGCTCCAGCTCCCCTTGAAGGTGCTAAAACTGCTATAAGGTCTTCATTATCACCTGTCGCCGCTGCGACTATATTAACATAATCTGTCTTATATCCACCAATACCAAGAACTCTAACTATTGTTACAGAACTGGCACTTTTAAGATATTCTTGTACTGTATATGGAACATAATAATCTTCAGTCACTTTACCAAATGTATTTTCAAATTCTGAAAAATTACTAAGTATGGTTGGTGTGAATGCTGGGCCCTTTTGAGTTGGCCCGATTATTGCTGCTCCAATATCAGAAATACCTTGTGGTAGAAAAGACAGGTCCCGTTCTTCTGTAAAGACTCCAGGACTTACTATTCTTTCCGCCATTTTTTTTCTCCCAATTTATGAGGTTGTTTTAATATAAATTTAAGTTATATATAAATATACTTCAGATTTCTCAAACATTAGTTTTGAGGAGTAAATTTACCAGTTTCTACATCAAGATTACCAATTCCGTACTTATCTGTCATCTTTTTTACTGTTTCTTGTTCAGATTCTCTAGCTTCATCATATGCAACATGCAATTTTTGTTCATTAGATTCTATATTATCCAATTCCTTATTTAATTGACTACGTTGTAAAGCAATCTGTCCAAGTTGTAAAGCTATACCTTGGTATTTTTCTTGTAAAGATTTAATCTCTTGAATCTCTTCTTCTGGTACTACTACTTCTGATTTTTTAGTATCTTCAGCCACGTTAAAACCTCCATTTTATTGTTATTATTATATATATATCTAACTATAAATATCTAATTAGATTTCAAATCATCAATTTCTTTTTTCAATTCTTTAATAGATTCTACTAATATTGGTACTACCTTTGCATAATCAACAGTTAAATGTGTATCACCAACATGTTTTCCTATAGAATCAACTTCTTTCACCAATTCAGGAATAATTTCTTGAACTTCTTGTGCAATAAATCCAACATCTCTTTTACCTTCAAATTTTTCTTTCCAATTAAAATCTACACCACGAAGTCTTAATACATCACTTAGACCATATTTTGTATCATTTATATTAGTTTTAAGTTTTTTATCAGAAGCTACGGTTGAAGAATAAGCAACAACATCAGCATCTGCGTGGAATGTACCTCCAGAAGTCATTTGGAATTCATGTACATTATTTGTATAAAAGTTAATTGTATCTGCAGTTTCAAAATCTATTTTAGTTTCGTCATCTTCACCAATCTTTATATCAGTAGCAAACAAGGAAGTAATAGTTGTTTGTGCTGCCGTTACCATCATATCATCGGCGTTTGCAGTTATACCATTACCACCAATTACATTCAATACTCCACTTGTGGCAGTCGTTCCTGTTCCTGCCAATCCTGTGGCTACACCATCGGACAAGTGTTCATCATCAATACCACCTGCTGCCAAGTGTTCACTATCAACTACGTCATCTGCAATTTTAGTCCCATCAACAATATCCGCGGCTAGGTGAACTCTATCTATAGACCCGTCAACATAGTGATGTGAATCAATTTGTTCTGCTTTAATATGTTCTATATCTATAGATTCTGATGCATAATGTTGTGAATCAATAGCGTCGTTACCAATATAAGTTCCTACTATAGCTGTTCCATTCCAAACACCCGTTGCTATAGTTCCAAGAATTGTAATTGCTGTTGAACTTCCAATATCAAGTGCTACTGGATCTCCACTATTATCACCTATTAAAATTTCTCCATCACCTAATACTGCAGTTGCTGTAATAGCACCCGTTCCACTACCAAGTAAAATACCACCATCTGTAAATGTTGAAACTCCTGTTCCACCATCTGCAACAGCTAAATCTGTAATACCGTTAATTGTTCCACCATTTATATCACAAGTTGTTACACTTCCTAAATCTGCCCAAGTAATACCAGCGGCGGTTGAGTTTCCATCTACTGTACCATTCCAAGTTCCACCATTTATATCAGGACTTGTTAAAGTTTTGTTTGTAAGTGTGTCGGTTGAACTAATAGTTACTAAATTAACTTCTGCATCTTTCAATCCACCTATCCATCTATCTTCACTTACATCCCAAAGTAATGAACCTGTTTCTGTTGTATCGGTATCATTTATATAAAGTCCACCATCTCCTGCTGTTGAACCAGCATTTAATGTAACTATTCTATCTCCAATATCTAAATTTGAACTTGAAACATATGTTAAATCTCCACGTACTTCCATACCACCAGTTACAATAATTCCTG